AGTTTAAGTGTTCTACTGCCAGCCATTACTTATCCCACTCTTTCAATATCTTGGAAAATGCTTCTTGCCATTTCTTAATTAATTCAGGCTGAATCTTACGAAGGGTTGGGTAGATAAAGTAGCCAGCATTTCCGCGACCTTTGCTGGGTGTTCTTCTTGGGAACTGACGATAGCGATTAGATCCAAATTCATAACCTGCCCAGAGTTTTTGTGTGCTACCGCCACCAGAAAAGCGCTGACTTGCGAAGCCATAAGAGAACTCTCCGATTTTGGAGCTTGCCGAGATTTTAACGCCTGTTGTAATTCTTCTAACTGCTTCTTGACCAAAAGTCCTTGTGAGCCCAAAGGCTTTGATTTCGTTGGCTGCATAAGTAGCAAGCGCGCTAGATTCGCGTTTAGCTTGATTAACGGCTTCATCATCAAGCGCCTTAAAAGCGGTAATGATTGAGCGGAGTTCGCGTTTGTCATAGCTGATTGGTAACTCATATGCCACCGCTACGCTCCTTTAATATTTCTATCGCCGTTAGGACTTGGTCAATGTCAGTCCAGTAAGTCATTGGAATCCCAGTTGCTATTGCAATCTCGACTATTAGTCGGTTGATGCTTCCGGGCTCGTAACTTTTGGGCTTTCATCTCCAATCGTCATCTCATCTACTGTTAGCTCCCAAATCTCTTGCGACTTAGTTGGCTTTCCAGCAGCTTCGCGCTTATACGCAAAGTATGCAAGATCTAAGAAGTCCGCTTGCTGGTAAGCCGATATATCCTTCATAGAATAAATCGACTTGCCTGTCTTGCGTTCCCACTTAGCCCACTCTGGCAAGCCAGCCTGATAAGTGACTGACTCGCCCGAGTTATATTTAATTGTTATTGATATTTTCATAGCTCCCGATGCTCCGATCTCTTAGCTGAAGGTCTCTGTAGGTGTTCCAACAACTGTCATCGTCCAAGTGTCGGTAAGTGCTCCAGGAGCAGCTCCACCAGCGGTTGGGAAGATTGGCAATACATTGAAAGCAAATACTGCGCCAGTTACGGCGGTGAATGAAACTGCAAGTGTGGTGTTAGCTGCTGATTCAGCATCTGCCCACATTGCCTCGAATAGTGAGCTAGCAGCTCCCCAATCCTGTAGCAGTTCAATTGTGAATGTCCATTGCTTATCTACTGACTTATAAGCGCGACCATCGAGAGTCTGATAGGTCTCAATGATTGTGTCGCAGCTTAGGACTGCGCTTGTTGTCTGGGCGTCATACGATGCTGCATCGAGTGTGAAGGTCACATCGCGCCCAGTTATTACTGTGGTTGCCATTTGGGTCTCCTATGCGGTTTGCTCGTAGCGGACGCTCAAGCGAATATCTGAAACTAGCAGGGTGGTAGTTCCAACTTCAGTTACTGAAGGTCTTTCGACTATCGATAACTCATACTTGGAAGCATTTAGTGCTCCAAGAATACTGATAATTAATTGCTCTAAATTGTCTAAAGCAGCGGCGTTGCTGAAATACGCAACGCAAGCAGTTATGGTGTAATTTAATTTGACGCGAGTAGTTGCTTTGCCTAAGACTTCTAGCTCTATATAGGGAGAGTCTGGAATTACGATAATTGCAGGGACTATGGGTGCTTCTGGAACTGCATCATAAATATTAGCGCTGACACCTGCCAAAGCAGTCTTGATAGCGCCTCTGACATCTGTAGCAATTGTTGATGCAGGCATTAGCCCACCATAGTTTCAACATCAAGATAAGGGCCAAGCAAGCCAGTTACTTTGGCAAGTAAATTCTTAGATAGTCGGTAAGGAGTAACGGCAAAATCTATGCCTTCTATAGATCCGCCTGCTGCGGTTCTTGATTGGAAGATTTCAACGGAGATAGCCAAAATAGCAGCTTCAGCATTGGGGTTTCCGACATAGGTCGATAATCCAGATAACGCAGCGTTTCCGGCTGGGATAATATTTTTTTCCAATATATCTGCATTGGTGATTGCGACTGTAAATACATAATCTGAAATTTCGTCATCGGTTACTGTGTGAGTGCCATTGAAAGTAGCTCCGCAGCCAGTAATTACAACGGATTGGCCTTCGGTGAATTCGTGAATTGTTGCGGTCTCAAAGTAAGCAATATTATCGGTTAGTTTTACTTTGTTAATTTTGCTTTGAAATGTAACTAGCATTGGAAGAACTAGATTCTCAGAAGCATCTACTATGTCATCTAGGTAAGCATCGTTATATAGGGATGACGAAACGCCAAGAATGGTCCTAAGCTCTGCAGCCGTAACTATTGTTGGCATCTCGTCATCCTTTCAAGCAGTTAGGTGAGCGGCCAGCTCGGGAGCGGACTGGCCGTCACTATTTGGGGTTTTATCAGGTCTTGTTGATCTTAAATGCGCCAGCGCCAATCTTTGTTGCGATTGCGTAGTAGCCATAAAGAGAAACATAGATCTCGCCGCTTGCAATTACATCAGCGCGCAACTGGAAGGTTGGGCTTTCGTAGTAAGTGTAAGCAGCTGGATTAACGATAAGCATTGAGCCATCGGTATCAGTTGTAGCTGCTGTGTTAGCAGTTACATATAAATCAAGTCCAGCAACATTTCCGCGGACGCTTGTTGGCGCAACTACGCCGCCTGCGTTCTGTGGAACTTGCGCGTTGTAAATTGGGCGGCCACCATCATTTAGAGTCATTAAGTTAGCCCATTGATCTGTGTTAGCAATAATATTACGGGCAAAGCCTTGAGTATTGCTATAGACCGATGCAGCTCCGCGAGATACGAATCCAAGAAGCTCTGAAGATGTTGGATAAGTAGCAAGTGTTGTTGAGTCTGCGGTTGCGCCAGAGATAAGAGCTGCATTTACTGCGGTATCTGTTACCTTAGCAAATTGCGCGCTCATATTAGAAAGCAACTCGGTTAGAAAGAGGGGCGAACTTCTGTCAAGGAGCTCAACGCTAAATTTTTGAGCGCCACTTGCCTTCTTCACTGAGACTGTAACAAAGCTTGCTGCTTGGTCAGTCTCACTTGGTGCGCCAGCTTCAGCAACTGTTGCAACTGTTGGAAGAGTTGTGATTTTTGGAATTTCAAAACTCATTCCAGCATCAGGAAGAACACCAGTTGTAATTGCATCGATGTTGCTTCTTGTTGTGTTAGCTAGGCCGTTTATGACCTCAGATAATTGGCGAGTTGGAACGAGGCCTGCGTTGTCAGTTGTATCAGCAGCAGCTGCTACATATTGACGAGCGGACTCATCTCCGAGTGTGGCCTTAATTGTGGCCTCGAGATATTTAACTGGTGAAGGATCAAGTCTTGGACGCGTATAGAACGCAGGCCTTGGACTTGTCGCTTCAACCTTGGCTGCTTCTACCGCTTCTTCAACGGCAGGAGCAGGAGCGGTAGTGTCAGACACTTGGTCTCCTTCGGTTGGTTTGTCTGAATCAGCGGTTGCCAAATCAGAATCTTTCTTTTCTTCATTTTCGGAAGCTGCAACGACTTCTGCGACTCTGGCAGAATCGATGGCCGGATCTGTAACAAGGCTGACCTCATCAAGAGTAGCTGAAGTAATTTGCATAACTCCCTTATTGTTCGTCCATTCATTTATTTGAGCGCCTACGCTAAATCCATCGCGTAATCCTTCAGTTGCTTCAACTAGGGCATCTTCTCCAGCCATAGTATTTGCAATCTTAAAAGTGGCTTCAATTCCAGAGCTTGTCACATTGTGAGAGACCATCTTGCCAATTGGTCGAGTGCGGTCGTGCTCCAGAAGCAACTTAACTGGCTTAATCTCAATGCTATCTGCTGCAAATACTGTTGGGCCTACTGAAGTATTGCCTTGCTCATTCCAAGTAACAATAGTTCCAGTAATTGTTCTCTTAATTGTGTCGGCAGCCGTAACTGCCATTGGCATATTAACCTTCATTTGGTATTAGATCTTCCTCTCGCTGAATCTGCTCAACGCTCATCGCGCCAATGCGGTTTAGGATTTCATAAACTTGCGCTCTCTCTATTGCGTTACCGCGTAGGAAATCATCAAGTGCAAAGCGCGTCATTACTGGATTAGGAACGAAGTCCGGTAATGATAGGCGTTCCTCAATTGCCTTCAGGATTGGGCGAAGTGAGAAATCGACAAGCGAGCGCCGCTCTGTGACTGCGTTTGAATAGGTCATTGAAGTCTGCTCGGCGCTCAAGAAGTAAGCAGGTATTCCACAAGCTCTAGCTAATTCTAGCGCGACATATTGACGCGCCTCAGCGAGCTGCATTGATTTAGGGTCAAAGCCAAATTCTTTCAAATCTACATCCGCATTTAGAAATGCAGTAGATCTTGATTGACGAGCAGTTTTCCAAGCAGATAGCAAAGATGAAATTCTTTCGGCAGTCAAGTTAGTGCCATTTGATTTTAGCACCATAGTTGGAGCAGGCTCTTTAGCATAATTAACTGCTGCGTTCTCAAGATAAACTGCTGCCTGAATAGTTTTGCCAGCGCGATGGAGTAAGCCCTCATCTGGGCCATCAAATCTAATGATTGAGCCAACGCCAGAGATAGGAACTGGCTTGCCATCAACTTTGTATCCAGTAATTGTGTCTGTCTGGATTTCTGTATCTACCGATACGCGACTTGGCCTGATTCTTGTCCAAGCTCTTACTCGACCGCCATCTGTTGATGAATACATTTCTAGCACTTGACCATAACCAGCGCCATACATCCATATATCTTCTGCAAGCCAGCAATAAACTACAAAGCCTGCAACTCTTGGGTCTGGCTGATTAATAACGCGGTGCGGATCTACATACTCGCCAGTTATGCGATTGAAAGTTGTCAAAGGTAATGAGCCAATAGTTCCGCAGATAATATTTCTAGCGCGAGCAACTGATGGAACTGACATCGCTAATTGACGAGTTACCGAGACTGGAGTTCCGAGAACTGAGAAGTAGTCAAGGTTTTGAAGCGGTTGCAAATTAGCAGCTTGGACATCAGTCACAAGTCCAGGCTTTGCAGCTTCTACATTTGGAAATAGAAAATCTCTTATAGCACCCATTGCTTACATTGTAAGCGAGCCGACTTACACTATTTGAATATCTACTCCGCTTTCAGCCATCGTTGCATAGTGTGTCGCTAAGGCTGAAGCAATTGCTCCACAAATAGTCGTATTACTTACTTTGCGACCCATTACCCAACCGCCGTCACCGAAAGGGAGTTTGACGGCGGATAGGCATTGCTTGGTCAGCTCTTCCTGTCCCGAGTGAGCTAACCGCTGAGATGAGATTGCTCCCAGTAACTCATCGCAGCTTTGGGCATAATCAAGACCATCTATTGGCTCGACCCTTATACCAGCTGGGGCTAACCTAGCTGCCACCGCTGACGCGGTTCTGGCTGAATAGGCAACTAGCTGGACTGGATACTTTCGCACCCATTCGGCAACATCATTGGCCATAGCCTTGTCATCAAGATTTGCAGGGTTATGCCAAGTTTGTAGCAATATGACTTGAAACTTATCGCCTTCAAGTCTTTGGCTTGCAACTAGGGCAGCTTGTTTTCTATCTGGACTTAAATCTATTGCTAACCAAGTATCTGATTCAGGATTCAGTCGAAGGCCATCAACTTTGCAAGATTCCCATTGAGATGGATTAATAACTGGGTTTATCGTATCGACCCATTGACATAAAACTTCTGTGCGCACAATATCTTCGGGGTCTGACAAGACGGCTCTTATGTTGTCTGGATGGACTGTTATGCCGAGAGATGGATTAGCTTGGCAGACACCTAGCCAGAATGTTGGTGAGTTATCAAACTTGATTCCCTGAGGCGCTGACCATTCAAACCAACCAATATCATCATTACCGCCAAAGATGGCAGCCATTGCTCTTTCCCTAAGTTTATTTAGAACGATACTGTGCTGATCTCCAGCATTTGAATAAACCCATATTTGAGGATTAGCTGAAGCCATTTGCGTATATCGCAAGGCAGACCAAACATCTTCATCTTTATATTCTCGGGCTTCATCTAGGTGTATCGTTTCTGGAGCTGCAATGCCTCTACCAGCAGAGTTATTGGCCCTGACGATATATCGACGCCCTTCAGTAAATTGAAGCTCTTGAAAGCCTTTACTTTCCAGCTTCTTAGTAAATTCAGCAGCTAGTCTGGGATTCTGTTCAATAATTCCATAGATTTTATAAAAGAGCTCTGCTGAAGTAGTTAGCTTATGGGCCGTATGGACTTGCAGTTTTTCCTTTAATACATAGATTCTAAATAGGATTTGAAGCGCCATAAAGGTTGATTTACCTTGCTGACGAGCGCAAAGTAAAGTGACTACTGGATGAGCCCATCGGCCATCGGGTTTGTATTTTAATGTGTGATGAGCCAACCATTGCTGCCAAGGCATCAGCTCAAAGCCAATTTCTTCACAAAACTTAATCATTTGCTCGCCGTAAGACGGGTAATCGTTCAATTTTGTGTGGATTCGGGGTTCTGGCACACCTCGGTAAGCCGATTCGTCCCGGACTCGGACAATCTCGCCCAGTTGAGCCATTTCAATCGCTTTCATTCCTGATAGTGCCTAGCCGAACCATTTTCAGGGAAAATCTTCCCAAT